TCATTGGCACTGTTCAAGTCGTTCTCGGATGAGATGGCGAATGATCCGCGCCTCCGCGGGCGCGTTGCTCGGGTCCACGGTGAAATCCCCGCCCTTCGGCAGCCGCCAGCCGGCATCGAGCTTGGCGAACAACCCGGCGATCTCGGGGTCGCGCTCGATCAGCCAGCGCCGCAGATCGTTTTCACTGGTGCCGTCTAGCAGCTCGGCGGCGCGGGCGAGGACGAAATCGCACGCTAGCAGGCCCAGCTCGTCGTCCGGGCAGTACGCCGTCAGGTGGACGCGCTTCGGACCGACGTTGATCGACACGACTGGCATCGTTGCTACTCCTTCCCGCGGCCCGTGAACACGAGCCGGCGTTCCCACATCCAGCGGATCTCCGTTTGCCACGACACCGACGCGAACTCGATCAGCGCTTGCAGTTCCTCGAAGCGCGTCGCGCCGGGGTCACGGTTTTCGATGCCGATGTTGATCGAACCGACGTTCGGTGCGCCCGCCGCGATCGCGAGCTGCTCGGCGAGCCGACGGCAGCGGCCGTACACGTTGGCGTCCAGCATCACATAGACCATGCGGTACAGCGGAATCGCCACGATGATGGGCGCGACCTGGTCGGTGGTCGGCAGCGACCCGAAGAACGCGGTCGCGACAGAATCGTTGCCGGGCCGCATGGCCGCCGTCACCATCAAGGCATCGAACGGCCCCTCGACGATGAACAGCGTGTCGCCGCCCGCCAGCACGCGGTCTGGTTCGTAGATGACGGTTTTGTGTCCGCCTTCAACGGGGTGACTTAGCCAGCGTTGTCGCTCGTTCGCATCGATCGCGCGGGCGGTGTAACCGAGATCCTTGCCAGCCTCGCGCACAGGGAACACGACGCGGCGCTCTTCGTCGTCGAAGCGCAGGTCGAACATCGGGATCAGCGCATCCAGCCGTGCCGCGGGCGTGCCGCGGTCCCGGAGGTACTCGTAGCCAAGGGCGGCCGTCCCGGTCGGCGCAAGCGCCACGAGCTGGTTCAGATCACGCATTGACCCGCTCCCGTCCAGGTCTCGCACGGACAATCGTGCATCCACGTCGCCGGGTCGATGGTCAGGTCGTAATCGCGCAGGCGCGGGACGCCGCGCCCGGTGTACGGCGGCGCGTCGCCGTTGCGCCCGGGGAAATTGCGATACGGGCGACCGGAACCGTCGAGATTCAGATCGACGGCGACCCATGCGGCCTCACCTTTGCACGCAGGGAAGTTCCCGAGCGAGCACTGGCAGATGTGGCCTGTACAGCAGGCCGACCCCGCCCACGCGGAAAAGCAGCCGCTCACCGCATCGACGTACTGCGCGCAGAGCGGCTCGCCGTTCGAGCCGTGATAGCCGTAGCCCGGAATCTGCGGCGGCAGCGCCAGCGTGTCGCCGAATGAGCAGTCGGAGCTGCAGCCCGGCATGCCGTCGCATCCGCCGTACCAGTTCGGCACGAGGCCTTGCCAGTAGATGCCGGTGACCTCATGGAACCAGAGACCGTCGTCTTCACCGAGCGGGTACAGCGTTCCGCAGCCGAACATGTCGCCGAGGCAGTTGCCGGAGAACTCGTTGCCCGGTGGCCCGGTCGCCTTGAAGTACAAGCCGCCGCAATTGCCGTCGTGGCACCACTCATGGTCGAGCCGGTTTTTCTTGAACAGCCCGCCGTGGTTGGCGTCCCAGCCAGCGTTGCACTGGTCCGGCGTGCAGGCGAAATAGCTCAGCCCCTCGACACGGCGGACGCAGTTGTAGCCCGCGTGCGAATCATCTACGCATTGCTGAAGCTCCCAATCCCACGAGCGGCAGCCCTGTTCGGTGCGGTGATACCCGCATCCGTACGCGCCCTCGCCGCCGAACTGTCCGAGCGGGTCGTAGCCGTCGCAAACGGTGTCCTCCCAGTACTGCCGGTCGCACGGGCAGTCGGGATTGCTCTCGGGCGAGTACTGCGAATAGCCGCTCTTGCGGGCCATCATGTGGCACTTGGCCGATCCGCAATTCTGCGTGCATTCCTCCCACGTCGGCGTGCCCCACGGCTCGCAGGTGTCGGGATATTCGGTGTACGAGTTCTCGTAATCCGGCCCCCACTCGTGATACCAGAAGCCGAGCACGTGGTCGTAGGGCCAGCACGCCTCCGAGTTGGCGCAGCATTTCTGACAGCCGACGCGCCACTCCGCGCCGCTCGTTCCGTAACAATCCGCGTAGTTGAGGGCGTAGTGGTAGCCGCAGTCCCTGCCCATGAACTGGCCGGGAGTTCGCTTGCGCGTGCAGATCGGGATCGTGGACCAGACGCCGTAGTCGATCAGATAATCGACGGCATCGACGATCTCCTTGATGTGGACCGCCTCGATCACGTCCCCCGCGCGCAGGCCCCAGGACGGGTATTTCGCGTAGACCTTCGCCAGCTCGTCATACGTCGGCTTGTACATCAGCACGAACGTGCCCGGCGCGGTGCCCCACGAGTAGCCGCCGCCGTAGAACGGATTGTCGAAGTGCGTGTCGTCGGCGTACAGCATGTTGATGCCGCGCCACGTCTTCCGCGCGGCCGAGCTGCCCCAGGCGTCACCCATCGGAGCCTTGTGGTTCGGATGGTTGTGCAGCGGGCGCGGGTCGGGCGTCGCGCCGCCGACCAGTCCCTTGCCGCCCGTCATGTAATGCGGATGAACGTTGCTGCCCGACCACCGGAACCGGATCGGCATCGGGATGCAGCACAGCCCCTCGTCGCCGCCGCGGAAACGCGGGTTGTGGTGGAACACGTCGCTGCGGTCGTCGGTCTCGGCGCAGGTATCGAACTCGCCGCCGCAACAGTCGCCGCCGAACCATGACAGCACCCACCGCGCCATGTTGATCAGCTCGGGCTGGATCGTCTCGCCGCCGTCGAATTGGTAATAGTCGGTGCCGTGCCGCACGTTCACGCCGCCGTGGCTCTCCAGCATCTCCGGCAGGCCGTTGATGTACGGGTTGAAGTGCGTAAACCATTGCAGGTAATACGCCTGCTCGTCGGTCGGCGCGGTCTCGTTGCCCGGATCGAATTTCGTGATGTCGGGATCGCCGGGATCGGGGTCGTTATAGAAGTACTTGATGTACCAGCGGAACTCCGTGCCGTGCGGCTGCGCCTCCCATGTGGCGCTGTACGTGTCGCCCGCCGGCGTCATCGTCATCGCGTCCCAGCCCGACCACGAGCTGCCCGGCAGGCGGCGCTTCCACCAGAGCTGGATGGTCGTCGGAGTCGGCACGCCCGCGGGCTTGGTCCAGCGGAACGTGACCGCCTGGCCGTCCTTCTCCTCGTAGCCGACGCCGTCGGTGCGGCCCGGCTGGGTCGCGCCGAACCAGCCGTAACCCTCGGGGTCGAACGGCGCGCTGTCGAAATCCCGGCTGACGCTGCCGACGGGGAAGTACGTGCGATCATGGACACCCGTGGCAAATGCGATATTGGGATCACCCGAGCGCGAGCGGATCGGCACTGTCGGATGCGGCATCGAACAGCACGGCGGATCGTCACCGAGCGCCGCATATTCCTTGCCGTCTTCCTGGTAGTCCCAGCACTGGCCCTGCTCGTGGCAGCCGATCGGACCCATGACCAGGCGCCGCTCCCACATCTCCGGTCCCCACAGGCAGCGCGGATGCTGGCGGTCGTACCACTGCCGCTTCGGGTTGCCGTTGGGGCGCGAGCCGAAGACGGCGTACAGCAGGCCTTCGAGCTTTTCGACGGCCAGCGCGAACTTGCCGCCCAGCGTGTCCTCCCAGTTGATCTCGTCCGGCCCGGCCGGCGGCGATCCCTTCGGCAGCACGCGCACACCCGGCGGGTGCATGTCGGACCACTTGAGCTGACCCGGGTATGTGCCGCCGCGCGTGGCGAAGCCCTCCTCGGCATGCGAGTGCGTGCCGTAGATGGCGTGCTGGTCGCTGACAATGTCGACGAACGGCATCGGCTACACCCCATCCAGTTGGAACTTGACCTTGCCGGGCACGCGCAGGATGTCGCCATTCGGCACGCTCACGGGCGGATCGATCTTTGTAATCCACATCAATTCGTTCGCGGCCCCGACACTGCCGTACACGGCCAACCACGAAAACGCGCCGACCGTACCGCCGGTGGAATTCGTCCACTGCGGCGTGTTCGATGATTCGATCCGCGGCGGCGGGCCGGCGACATACGTCCACGAGCTGAGCGCAACGGCCGCGAAGTCAGGGTGGAAGTGCCCGTCGATGTCGTCGTAGGTCGTGCGGCGGTTCGGCTTCGGAGCTCCGGACAGCAGCGGCCGGCAGTAGATCGTGTCGTAGCGGCTGCCGGTCTTCTGGAAGGCGTACTTCGCAAAGCGCAGCGCGAAGTCGCGCGTCACGCGCGTTCCGAAGATGCGGGCCTTGTACTCGACGTGCAGCGTCGTGCCCGGGCGCAGCATCACCGGCGCGGCGAAGGTCGCCGCCGCGATCAGCTTGTTGTGCGCCGTATCGATCAGGAACGCGAGCGTGATCGGAAAGCCGCCCATCTTGCGGAAGTCGCAGAGCCAATCCAGCTCGCCGGTCGCATCCCACTGGTGCATGTAGGAATGGATGCAGTTCAGCGGGTCGAACGGATCGCACTCCTCGTAACAGCGCTTGCGCGGCCACTGCCACGGGTAGCCGAGCTCGGGCTCCCAGTCGTAACGGTTGTTCCATTCCGGCGGCGGCTGCTCGATGACATCCGGCGTCCAGGGCAGGTTCCAGGCCGAGGCCGGCTGCGGCGTCCAGTCATGCTCGTTCGGGAACTCTTTCTCCGGCGCGGCCAGTGCGCCGCCATCGGCTTCGATCGACGCGGTGAATGCGACCGACTGTCGGGCGTAGCCGAACGAGTTCCGCATGCCCTGCGTGTAGCAGCCGCCTTCGTTCGCATTCGCATCCGTCACCTGGGCAAACATCAGGTCCGGGCCGGACCCTCCGCCGCCGCCGGGATTGGGGCGGTAGTCGGGATAGCCGGTGTTCACGCCGCAGACGCCGAGCTGGAACGTCATGGCGCTGTCGTAAGGCGGGAAGATCTGGCGCAGCACGTAGCGCGCGCCCTCGTAAGCGAGGAAATTCGGCGCAACGAAGCGGGCCAGTTCCAGCCCCGGATCGCGATCGACCTGTCGCACGACGAACGCGCCCATCAATACGTCCCCCGGTAGTGCGAGCGCGTACAGACGAAGGCATCCACCTCGGAATCCGGCGCGGGGAACACGATTACCACGTCCCCGACGACCAGCGGATTGACCCACTGGCCGCCCGCGCCCTGCTCCTCGAGGTTGAAGACGTTGTTGTAGGCCGCGCCGCCGCCGATCTGGGACCACGCGCCGTCTTCGTCCATCGTCGCTTCGGCCGCCGCGTATCGGAACGGAGGCGCAATGCCGGACTTCGACGTGATCATCGCGAACGACGCCGACGCGGTTCCGCCGGCACCACCGCCGCCGATGCGGACGACCGTCCAGGCGATCTCGGGATCGGCGCGATCTTCGACCGGCTCGACCCACAGCAGCCGGGCCGTGCCCGACTCGGCGCTCTTGAGCTGGGCTGCCTGCCCGACCTCGATGTCGGCGAATTCGTGGGCTTCGTTGTCCATGCGTACGCGCGCGGGACAGACACCGTCGAGACAGGCCCGCACGATGGTCTGATCCGTCGCCGGCTCCAGCAGGATCGCGAACTTCCCGGCGTGCGGGCTGGACGGCACGACGCCCCTCAAGGCGACGCGCTGCTCGAACTCGTCGACGTTATCCACCGGCTCGATGATCGGCCCAGCGATGCCGAGTACGTCGAAGCGCTCGCGGTCCGCGCCGCTCTCGTTGCGGATCAGTACGATGCCGGTGTCGAGCTGGTCGCGCTGCGTGCGGCGCTCGGCGCTGCGCTGCCGCTGCTGGAAATCGCGGGCGGCGTCCACAAACGTGTTGAACGTGCCGGCCGGAATCACCAGCGGGTCGCCGCGCTTCACCTTTTGCAGCATGCTGGCCATCGCTCAAATCCCCAGCGCGTTGAGGTCGCCGTACGGGTAGACCTGCTCGACGTAGGCGGCCATCGGTTTCTTCACCAGCGCCTTGGCGGCCGCGTCTTCGGCGTCGGCGTATCGCACCCACAGGTATTCCCATCCCTTCTTGTTAATGCCCGTGATGTCGCCCACCGTCAGGCCAGTCACGTTCGGGCTGGAGGCGAAGCGATAGCCGATCTCCCAATCGCCGCTGCCGCGCTTGGTGCCGGCTGCGCCGAGGAACAGGCACTCGCCCGCCGCGAATCCCTTGAATGCGGAGTTGTTCACGCGGCCTGTCAGCGCGAATAGCGTCAGCTTGTATGCCAGCGTGACCACCGCATCCGCCAGGTAATGCGTCTCGGCGAAGTGGTAGACCGGGACGGTGATGTCTACGCCTTCGACGCTGTCGGCCGTGACGCCAATCGCGCCCTTGAAGTTCGGCGCGGTCTGGCCCGGAGGCGCATAACGGGCCACGTTCGCCAGGCTCTGCGTGATGTGCTGCGCGCCGCCGCCGGTGTCGAACGAGAAGACCGACTCGTTGGTCTGCGGAACCGTGCCGTAACGGACGACGCCCTCCCATAGCAGGTCGCCAACCGGCTGGACCGTGACGCTCTCACGGGGCAGGAACAGCAGGCCGGAGCCCCACGGGTCGTAGAGGCCGGGCGATGCCACGACCAGGGCGTTGCGGGCTTCGACGTCGTCATTCGTGCCGCGGATGGCGTAGCGCAGCTCGACCGACGGGTTGTTACTCGTCGTGATGAGCCGGCTCTCGAACTTTTCGACGACCTCGACGGGCACGCACGGCTCCTATGCGAATTTCAAGCCGCCCGTCGCCGCCGCATCCGCCAGGCGCTTCGTATGCTTGGCGGTTTGCTCGGTCGCGCGAGCGGTCCGCTCTTCGGCGTCACCAGCGCCGAGCCCCTGCGCGCCGAGCGCGTTGAACGTGCCAGTGACGGAGATCTTCTTGGCGACGAGATCGCCCAAGCCCGCGAGGCGGTCTTCGAGGCCGTCGAGCGGGTCTTTGATCTTGCGGCGCGGAGGTCCGCCGCCAGCGTCCGCTGCTTCACGCTTCGCTCGTGCGGCTGCGATGGCTTCATCGAGTTGCTTGCGGGCTTCGGCCAGCGCCTTCTTCGTCTCGGCAACCCGGGAATCGGTCGCGCTGTCGAGCGCCTTCTGGGCCTCGTCAAACTGCTTGCCGATCTCGGCCAGCGTCGCCTCGTTGACGGCGGCGGCCTGGTCACGCTCGCTCTGGCGGCGCTGCTCGCGCTCCGTCAGCGCACCACTGCGGCGCTGCTCAATACCCGCGGCGGTCTCGGCGAAGTCTTGGTCGGCCATCTGCTTGGCGGCGGCGGCCTGCTCGTCGGTCAGGTCGCCGAAAAGGGTCATCAGATCGATCCACCGCTTGGTCAGCCAGTTCTGCACGAGATGCCACGCTTCCTGCACGTCGCTGGTGAAGTTGGTCCAAGTCTTGGAGAGGAACGCGGTGGTCTCGATCCAGGCGACTTCGAGGGCGTGGAAAACCTGCTGCGCCGCGGCCAGCGCGCCGAACCACATGGCCTGCGCGGTGCCGATGAAGAAGCGCTTGGCTTCGAGCCATGCCCGATTCAGCGCGGCGACGCCTTCTTGCCACGCTAATTTCAGTGCCAGCCAGAGGATCTGTGCCGCGAGCGTGATGTCGCCGGCGGCCAAGGCGTCGGTGATGCCACCTATTACCTTAGATATGGCGTCGCGCAGCCAGGCGAACTGCTCGCCCAGCCACGTCAGCGCGTCCGCGCCCGCACCCGTGTAAACGAGAATGGCGGTTCCCAGCGCCGCGACGGCGGTGATCGCTAGCCCGATGGGCGACACCAGCGCGGCGATTGCGCCGCCGATTACGGCAAAGGCGGTCCCGATGCCGGTCACAATCGTCGCGAGTCCGCCAAGCGCCGCGCCAAGGCCCGACACGAGGAATCCAAGCGCAACGAGCGCCACGCCAGCGGCGGCCACGCCCGCCGCGACCTGAAAGACTGTGACGACGATGGCCTTGTTCTGCTTGATCCATTCGCTAAACGCGACGACCGCGCGGGTCACCTTGCCCGCCAGCTCGGTAATGGTCGGCGCGAGCGCCGAGCCGATTGAGAAGACAGCCTGCTTGATCACCTTCCACAGCGTGTCCAAGGCATCGGCCAGGACGGACGCATCCTTCGCCGCCTGCGTCGAAATCGTCAGCCCCAGCGCCCGGGCCTGCTCCTGAAACTTCGCCAGTCCCTTCGCGCCGTCGGCGATCAGCGGCAGCAGGCGCGTGCCCGATTTGCCGAAGATCTCCATCGCGGCAGCCGCCCGTGCCGTCGGGTCTTCAATCTGGCTGATCCGGTCGGCGAGCAATTTGAATTGCTGCTCTGGCGAAAGGCCCTTCAGATCGGCGACGGAAATTCCGAGCTGCGCGAGTGCATCGGCGGCGCTTTTCGATCCGCTCACCGCTTCCGAAACAGTCTTCTGCATCTTGCGGATGCCGGTCTCCAGCGTCTCCATGTCGGCGCCGGCGAGTTCGGCAGCGAATCCCAGCTCGGAGAGCGTCTCGACGCTGACGCCGGTGCGCGCCGACATCTCGTCCAGCGAATCTCCCATGTCGGCGAACGTCTTCGCCGTGCCGAACAGCGCCGTCAGTGCGGTTCCGCCGATCGCGGCCAGTTTCGTGCCGACCGAGCGCAGACCTTCGCCGAAGGCCTTCAGCCGCTTCTCGGCAGCTTGAAGTCCCTTCGTCAGCTTGTCGGAGACGCCCAGCTCCACGAATGCCCGGCCGGCGCGAATGCCTTTTGTGTCCGCCACGCGCTACCCTCCCCGCACCGATCCGGCCCACATTCGCGGGAGCTTCGGCCGTTCTTTCTCGAATGCCGGCCCCATGTACGGCCGCGTTTCGACGCGCGCCCGCTGCGTAACGAGGCGACCATGCCGGCGCGTCTTGACCTTCGTCGTCCCGCCGAACTCCAGCACGTTCGGCGCTGTGCTGCTCCGAAAGCCAACGGGGCCGACGACGACACTGTCGCTGGCGCGGTCGTAGCCGAAGAAAATCAGCCGGCGCAGACTGCCTTCATGCGAGTGCGGCGGTCCGCCGGGCGGCGCTTGACCCTTGCGGGTGCGGATGCTGTGCTTGGCGGTTGTGCGGATGAACGCGCCACCCTTCGAAAGCACGCGGCGCTTTGCGCTGTTGACCGCGCGCTTGACCGTCGCCTTGTCGAAGAACAGGTCTTTAATGCGAAAGTCGATCACGATCAGCGCCTCGTTACGTCGGGCATCCGCCCGTCGATGAATACGTCCTTCAACACTTCGATGTCGACCTTGATCGGCATCACCGGCTTGGCGAACGGGTCGAAGTCGGCGGGACGCAGCGCGCGAGACTTCTTCGGGTCGCGATTCGTGTTGGCGATCAGCGCCAGCAGCACCGACGTGCGCCGCCACTCGTCGCGCACCCGTCCCTCGGCCATGAGCACCAGTTCGCGGAGCGTCAGGGGGCCGGGGTCGACCCCTGCAATGCCGGCCAATTCCCAGCAGAGCTGCCAAGGGCTTTCTGAATCACGGCGCTGGTGTCGAGCGTCTCCACTCGCTGCTCGATCGCTTCCACCGTCGCCTTCACCAGCGCCGCCTGCTTTTCGATCGCCCGCGCCGTGTCGGTCCGGCGCAACTGGCGGAAAAAACCGGTGAGCTCCTCCCAGAAGGCGTCGTGCGCCGCCATGATCGCGTCGCCGCCCATCGCCTTCCCGAACTCCTCGTCGGTCACCGATAGCTGGTCGGCCTGCGGCTTGACCAGCGCGAAGATCACGTCGCACAGCAGCACGACGTCCGTCTCCAGGCGCGTCAGCAGCGGCGGATCGCCGGATGTCAGGTTGGCGAGGTTGACGCCTTTGATCAGCGCTTCGACGCGTTTGATGGCGTCGACGGTGACCGCAATCGTCCACGTCCGGCCGGCGCTGTCCGTAAATGTCTTCATCCGTTCGCCTCCTATGCGCTGGTGTAGAGCGCGCCGACCTTCAGGGACGCCGCCGTCGTTCCCGCCTGCGTGGCGATGATGTGAGTCACACTGCCTGCCGCGAGCGGGTTGGCGGCCGTGCCGCCGTTCATCCAGAACCACAGCTCGTTGGCGGTCAGATCGACCGACAGCCGCAGCGTCAGCGAGTCGTAGAAACTGAGATGCGCCCGCGCCGCCGCGAGCGCGCCGATGGCGACCAGCAGGTTGCCGACGAAGTCCGTGTCGATGGTCTGCTGTTTCGTCATCGTGAGCGCGGTTGTCGCCACGGGGAGGTTGTCGCCCGTGCCGCCGGAGAACGTGACGTCGTTAGTCGCTACGGAGGTAGCGTTGACGTTGTAGCGCCGGCCGCCGGTCCAATAGAGATCGACCACGTTTCCGCCGGTGATCCCGTGGCCAGCTTCCAGCGTCGCGATGCCGGACGTGTTGTCGGTTCGCGTCGTGAGCGTGCCGGTCTTGGCCGCGTTCAGCGTCACGTCGTGCGCAATCTGCCCCGAGGCCGAGCGGCTGAAGCTGGAATTCACGGCAACGCCGCCAATGTCGCCGCTGACTGTCAGGTTGCTGGTGGGCAAGATTCGTCCTCCGGGCTATCAGATCCAACTAGGCGGCGTGGTCGAGTACGTCACCTTGGCGGTCACCGACACGGAGATCGCCTCCTCCAGCGGCTCGCTGCGGGAAAACTGGGTGATCATGAAGTCGGCCTGGAGTCCCTGGCCGCCCGCGCCGTCGCGAACCTGGAAACCGATGGGCGCATTGGTGAGGTATGCATTCTTGATGGCCGTGAAACCGGCATCAGCCGTGTCCCAGACCATCTCGAACTCGACCGAAGCATCCTTTAGCGTTGCAACCGTCGCCCGCCAACCGGAATTGGCGCGGGTCGTCACGTCGGCCTCGCCGGTCTCCAGCGAGAGCGTCACGTCGCGGACGTTCGTCAACTCGGTCCACGCGCCGCCGCCGCCCTGGCCGCCGACTTTGTAATAAATCTTGGCTTCCATGCCGAGCTTGATGGGCATCGCACGATCTCCTTAACGCGTGTAGCCGACCACGAGCAGTTGGTGCCCGGCGCTGCCCTGCACCTCGAACTCGGTGATATCCACGCCTTCGAACATGGCGGCGGCCCCGGGTGGCCACGACACGGGCGTTCCGCCACGGAAACGAACATTCACGTTGCTGGAGTTCTTCGAGCTGGCGATGACGGTCATGTTCATCACGGTCGAGGCGTCGGCCAGCCTCACATAGGAGCCGGACCCCAAGTTGAACGACTTCATGTAGACGTTGGCCGCCATCGGTCACCCGATCTCCCCGCCGCCCGGAATCACTCCACCGCCGGTGGGCGGCATGGGGATGAACAGCTTCGAGCCAGATCGCTGAGTACCGCCGCGCGGGTCCGCGCCGGGCGCGAATGCCGCGACGTGCAGCGCGTGGCCGGCGTTGCCCTGCACTTCGAGATCGCCGAGGTCAACGGATTCAAGTGGAATCGCCGCACCGGGCGGCCACTCTGCGGGTGTACCCTGCTGAAACCGCATGTTGATCGTGCCCGTGTTCTTCGGGTCGGCGATCAGGGTCGCCTGCGCGACCATTGATTTGTCGCCGACCGGCGTCCACTGCGGGCCGCCAAGCGCGATCGTCTTGATGATTGCATTTGCCGGCACCGCCTACCTCCGCACCCTGTATGTGACCGTGAGGACGCTCGTGAACACGCGCTGTTGGTCGAGATGCTCCGACGCGAACGCCGGCTCGTTCTCGATGGAAACCCACGCCACCTCCGGCGCATCGTCCAGCCGTTTCATCCGCAACTGGTCGGCGATCTGCTCGACAAGCGTCATAAGCGCGTCGATGTCCTCGGCGCTGTCGGCGTTGACTTTCTTCTGCACGCCCACGTCGATGGCGCAGTCGAAATAGCTGCTGTCGCGCGTTGCGGTCGTGATCGATATGGCGCGCGGCACGACGGTGATCTGCACCTGGGTCAGGTCCGCCAGTTCAAACGTTGGGCGGTACTTGCGCTCGACGGCGACGGGCTCTCCGTAGCTGCCCGCCTGGATCGCGCCGACGACGGCGTCTGCGATGTCGATGACGGTGCTCACGGTGTTACTCGGTCTCCACGTGCTTCGTATGAATGCGCAGCGTCTTGCGATAGGGATCGCTGTAGCGCCACGGCGGCTCACTGCCCGGGGCCATCACCTCGTACACGAAGGTCGTCGCGCCGACCGTCTCGCGGATACGGTCGCCCGCCTTCGGCAGCGTCACCGCGTTGTCGATCACCAGATCGATCGCGCGGATCAGAAAATCCCGCGACTGCGTCTTGTGAACGATCCCGAACTCGTCCACCTGCTCGAACTCGGTCTTTCCGATCGTTGCGGACAGATCGACGACGTAGCTGAAGCCCGGCGTGTCGCGGACATATGTCACCGTCCGCGTCATGTGCGCGTGACGCTGGTCCTCCAGCCACGACAGCCCTTGCTCTAGCACGTCTGGCATATCTGCCTCACTGCGCCATGCGGATGCGCACCGTCGCGTCGGCGTCTGCGGCGGCCTTTACGCACTTGCCGATCAGCTTGTTCGCGCCCGCGCCGCTGCTGGTCGTGGCGAGGTTGTTCGTGTCGTCCCAATACGTCGTCGCGCCGGCGGCGATGGCCGATCCGCCCGCGGTGGACTTGGGAAAGTCGAACACGCCGTTGACGCTCAGCGCGCCGAGCTTGTTGGCCTTGATGTCGAGTTTCGCAACGCCGACCAGCTCGCCCTGCACGACCACGTCGCCGGCCGCCACGTCCGCGCCCGGGGTGTAGTCGATCGCATCGCCGTCATGCACAAACACGGTTGCAGCCATAGGTTGCTCCTGAATGCGGTCTCAGTGGTCGATTACGCTTCGCCCTTCAGCTTCACGCCCGCGCGGAACTCCTGGAGGGCGACGCCGAAGTCGTGGTAGCCGCGCACCTGGATGCCCAGCACGTTGAAGTCGGCGTCGGCCGATTCGACGGTCGGCTGCTCGCGGCCGTTGAGGAACGCGACCTCGATCGTGGCCAGGTCGTTGGGATCAGACAGCAGATACCATGCCTTGGTGCTGTTGCCGGTGTATTTCGTGTTGCTGAGGTAGCTCGACCGCGCGACCTTGAACTTGCCGGCGTGCGGATTCGAGGTCGGGAACTTCTTCGCGACGCCGCCGGTGTCCTCACGAATCTCGGTGCTGTTCATGAGCTGCGTCGCCGGGACGAATAGCGCGTTCGGCACCAGCAGGATCATGGGGTCCACGGCCAGCGGATTGCCGTCCGCGTCGGTTTGATTGAAGAACAGCTCCTCGGCCTGCGAGAGGCTGTCGATGCCCAGCGCGGTGCCCGCGCCGGCGGCGTAGTTCTTATTTCCGGCCACGAAAAACGCGGCGTTGTTCATGAACGCCGACCAGAACACATCGTTCAATTTCAGCGCTGCGCCGCGACCGAGACGGCGCGGAACAGCGGTCAGCGCGCCGAGATCGTCGTTGATCATGTGCTCGCGCGTGATGCTGAACATGCGCCCGTAGGTGCGGGCCTGATTGGTGAACGACTCCTCGCCGACGCTTGCGTGTTTCAGCTCGCCGGTGGGGCCCACTTCCAGGTACTCGAAGCCGCCCGTGAGCCGGTAGCTCGTGACCGCCTTGAAGTCCTGCACGTTGCGGATGGCCGCGATGGCGCGCCAGCTCGATTCCACGGCCTCGAAGCCGTCGAGCAGGAACTTGTTCGCCACGTTCGAGAGAATTCCCGGCAGGCTGAGCGTGCTGAATGCGGCCTGCAATACGCCGCGCATATCCGCCCTGAACGTCCGGCCGTCGTAGCCGTTCGCCCACGCCGCCTCCAGCAGCAACTCCTGTAGGCCGATGCGCCCACGGAATCGCTTGTCGGCTGCTTCCAGAATCGGGGCGGAAAAGTGCTTGTCCGCGCCTTCGACACGACCGGCGATGCAGACGGCGGCTTCCAGTACGGCAGCGCTGGGCACGTCGTGGCTGCCGGTGATGACACCCGGAGCCTTCGGACGGCTGGCACGCAGCACTTCGAGCTCGGCCTTCTCGACCGTCCAGCCCTCGGCGATGGCATTCGCGGCGATTTCCGTGAATCGGTCGCCGCAGACCTTTCGGATGGCCGTTTGGCGGCGCAGCTCGTCGGCGGCCTCCTTGCGCACCGCCTGAATTGTCGACGCATCGTCGGACTTCGCGGCGGCGGTGACGCCGGCGGGATTGGCGTCGGTGGTAGTCGGGGCGGGATTGGCGTTCGTATCGTCCATGACGATGGTCTCCTGCTTGGCTGCGATCTGGGCCGACGTGCTTCCGTCTGCGCCGAGGTCGACAAAACTGATCTCACCGAGAACGGTGCGGTGGGCGACGTACACCGGCCCTTCGAACGTCCGGCCATTGACGGTGACGGTCTTTCCGGCGCGAATGAGTTCGGCCTGGGCAACGCTCGCGCCGATCGAGGCCTGCCAGGGAAAGCCGCGCTTGCCGCTGATCACGATCTCGCGGGCGGCGCTGGTGTCGCGCGAGACGACGCCTTCCGCGACGAGCTTGCCGCCGTCCACGGAGACGCGCTCGGTATGCCCGACGCCGGCGTGCATGTCGTGGCCGAATCGGACGGGGCGGCGCTGCGACGGGATAGAGATTCCATCGAGGCTGACGACGACCGGGTGCTTCCAGCCGTCTACCTTCATGGCCTCGCCGGTGTAGGCGACCATCGAAAAACGCGGCATCGTTTCTGTGCCGTCGTCGGCTTTCGCCGCTTCGATGCGGATTTCGCCGGCGCTGCATACCAGCGCGATCTGGTCGGGAAGCGTCTCGTCCTTACGCCGCGCGGGCATCGATTTCCTCCTCGTCCTCGGCGTCGGTCGGTTGGGTTTCAGTGGCGGGTGTCGGTGTGGCCTGCGCCGGGGTCAAGCCGAGCTCGCGCATGAGCGCCACCTCGCGGGCGCGCTGCCGCAGCTCGTTCTCCCAGTCGAGGCCGGACTTGGCGAACTCGGCGGCGAGCGTGGTCGTGTTGCTCTGGAGACGCGTGGCCTGCGCCGCCGCCTCCTTCTGCGGGTCGACGTGCTCGAGCCCGTCCCAAAACCACTGGTGCGGGAATTCCGCGTCGAGCGTGCGCACCGACTGGGGTAGGTAGCCCTCGATCAGCACGGCTTCGTTCAACCACGCGTCGAGAATGCGATCGAGGACGATGTCGCCGATGAATACCTGGTCGATGCGGATGGCCTTGAAAAAGGCTTGATGGTCGAGACGGCCGGAGGCGTAGTTGTAGCCCGATGAGTTTCCGGCGGCGATGTTGAATGGCATGTTCAGGCAGCGGGCGATCTCGTTGATCACCTCGTGCTTGAAATCGCCGTACACGGTGGTGGGTTGTTCCGCCTTAACCTGCCCGATCTTCCAGCCCGACGGCATCGTCATCCACGTGCCCCGGTCCATCTCGACCGTGTCCATCGGCTCGACCTGCGCCGCTTCGGCGTCGGCCGGACCATCGGTGTAGATCACGCCCGACGGCAGCGCCGCCTGTTCGGCCGAGCCGAGGACGGCGAGCGTGTAGCGCCGCAGCATGGCGAATAGCGAGAGCGATGACGTAATCTCCGGGACGCCGCGACTCTGGCCGGGGCGCTCCGGGCGGAAAAGGTGAATCACTGATTCGGCGGGCAACTGCTCGAATTCGTCGCGCCCGACCGACCACGAGGCGTTGTCGCCCGGATGTCGGCGAAGAACGAAATAGGCGACGGCGTTGCCGAACTCGTCCAGCACGACGCCGTCAACGACGCTCTCACGCTCGCGCGGCGACAGCATCGAGATCGGCGTCGCGACCTGATCAGCCTCGATCAACTTCACGTCGAGCTGCACGCGGGTTTCGATCCGAGGATTGGTCGCGAGGATCGCGAAGACTTCGCCCGATTCGGCCTGCGCGATCCGCATGGTGCGGAGCTTGTGGGCGAGGCCGGTCGCCTTCGCCCAGCGCGAGAATTCCTTTTCGATCAGTCGGTTCGCCTCGGGGTCGTCGGTGAGCATTTGAAGTCGGGGGCCGGTGCCGACGACGTAATTCGCCAGCGTCAGGATGATTCCCTTGGCGTAGCTGTTGTTGGCGATTTCATAGCGGGCGCGGCTGCGCAGGACGCGGCGCACTTCGGCGCTGGTTGTGGCGTTGGCCGAAAGATGGTCGGCGTTTGCCCAGTGACGGCGGTTCTCGTGCGTAGTCTGCGCGGCGTCGTACTTGCCGCGAACCACGAACATGCGTCCGCGGGCAGCGGTCGGCGAGACGAGTTGTCGCAGCCACTTGAACATCGTCATACGGCTCCCGGCGGAACGACTTTCGTCATGCGAATCCCGAGGCCTTTCTTCGCGGCCTCTTTCGACGCCAGGTAGCGATCGGCTTCGATCTGCTCCGTCAGGGAGTGCTGCTCGACGCTGCCGGAGTCGCCCGCTGCTTTCTTCGGGCCCGCGGCGTTTTCGTGGATGGCGTCTTGAATCGTCGTGTCCGGCATCGCATTGCTCGTGACGACTGATCGGCGAGCGCAAACAAGAACGCCGCACGGGTTCTTGGTGTCCCGCACGGCGTCAACGCCGGTGGCGCGGCTGCATCTCTGCCGGCCGCTGTGCCTCAGGAAGAGCACGCTAGATTGTCGCTACTCAATTTCTATGCTCGGCTCGAACGTGCTGCAAGGAGAAAACGCACGCGCGAATCAATTTCGTACAGATATGTACCGGACTCGATTGCATCGGGTGCGTTCATTGCAATCGTTCGCGCGTTATCATGCGTCGCCCGCAGAAACGACAGGCTCGCACCCGAAGGACATGACCCGGTTGCTGGCGCGTATAAAGCACCGGAAGATGCGCGCATCCGCATTGGGGACAGCGAAGCCCGCGCGGTTCGTCTACCTTCGGCTGTGATGTCTTCGGTTGCTTCATCACCGGGTTCTCTGCAGATCTGAGAGCTTCAAGCGCGGGCGCGACACGGGGCGATAGTCCGTGCCGAAGAGAACTGCGCCCTGCATGGACGCCGCGACGGCCGCGCCGACCGCGCAGTCGAGCCAGTGGTTGTCGAGACCGTCGACGCGCAGCTTCCACTCGTCCACCGTCCGGCCGCGCCCCTCGGTCTTCACGCGGTATTCCGAGCAGAGGTGATCTGCAAAGAGCCGATGTTGCTCCGGTTTCCGGCCGAACAGCGACATGCAGCCGGGATCGCCCATCGGAACGGCCAGCCGAGCATGGACGAAGCTCTTCCAGTAGTTCGCGTCGAAGATCGCATGGCGAACGGCGCGCTTGCCGGTGACGACCGGAACCCGCCAATTCAATCCAACACGGTCGCCGCGTTTGCGCTTGTAGTCGGAGAACGGGATCGACGATGCCCCGACGTACCGCCCGTGACTGGGCATGATCACGTTGGCGAATCTCGACTGCCGGCAGAACTGGTAGACCAGATCGGTCGTGGTTCCCCAGCTTGCGTCCACGAGGCAGCGATCGACCCGCACCATCGCGCCATCGTCGCGCCGCCATTCCCGCCCGATCGTTGCCTCCGTCAGGCGCTCCAGCCCGGCGTAGATCGCGCCTTCAATTCCGGCGCGCGCGGACGATGCCGACAACGTCTTGCGAAGATCTCGCAGCGTGAAGTACGCCTCCGACTGGTCCGGCTCCGTGCCGTAATCGGCGACGTAACCGGTGAAATCCGGCTCCCACGCGGCGACCATCCAGAACAGCGCTTTGCCCTGCACGTCGATGAACATCGTCACGCTCGTGCAGCCGATGGGAATTTCGCCGCGCCGATGCCCGTTGCCCTTCGCCGCAATCTGGTCTGCCGTCAGCAAGTCCTCATCGGCATGCTCCTCGGGCAGGGGCTCATTCTGGTACTCGGCCCAGAAAGCCGCCTCGCCGCGATCGAGTTTGAGATTCATCGCGTGCTGCACGGCCGACAGTTCGTCGGGATGATGCCGCTCCGGCCAGGAGACATGGGCGCCGGCGTCCATCGCATCGCGGTTCTGACGATAGAAATCCGTCGCCTCGGCCGGGCCGCGATCGGCGCGCATTCCCTCGCGCCATAGTTCCGCGTAGCGCGCCCAGAGCGCTTCGTTCGACGGGAATGCGTAAACCATCTTGGTGCGTTCACCCTGCCACTGCGGGTGCTTGTCGCGATTGAGAATCCGGTCGGCCAGATCATCGGGTCGCACGACGGTGAGCGTCATTAGGCCCGCGATCTTCCGTCCGGGGCCGGCGAGGCCGAGGATCGCCCCCGCGAGAATACGCTCGCGCGTAGCGCACTGCGACGGCGATCGCGCCGATTCGTCGGTCTGCGGATCGTCGATCAGTACTAGCGACGGGCGAATCGATGATCCGTCGACGCGCTTGTGCTTCATTCCGCGAATGCGGCCGGTGATGCCGGCGACGCTGACGATCGCGCCGCTGGCGTTACTGCCCGGCAGCGTCGGCAGCACGATCTCCTTTGCGGTCCAGCCGATGTGCGTCTGCCGCCCCTGGCAGAGCTGACCCGCCGCCCGCTGGTGAATTCCCTCGAGCGCCCGGACGGGAAAGCAGACCTCGGGGAAGTCGTCGAGAAGCTGGTCGTTCGCCTCCAGCTCGACCTTGATGCTGTCGAGCATGTTCGCGGCGTGCTCCTCGTCGGAACCGATCAGCGCCACGAACTCGCGATGCCCGTAGACCAGCGCCCACAGACATGCGATCTCACAGAGGCTCGTCTTGCCGCTGCCGCGCGGCATGGCCATCGCGAAGAGCCCGCCATGCAGAACGGCCTGCTCGATCTTCGCGATGACCTTCAAGTGGTCTGGCGACCACGGCAGATGGAACGTCTGCGGCAGGTATTGTTCGCAGAAGAACCGGAAATCAGTCCCGGCCCGTGCTTTCCGTTCCGCGTTGACGACGGCGGGCAACTCACCGATGTCGCGGCCCAGCAGCGCGATCTCGCGGTTGCGCTGCGCCGCGCGCTCCTTCATCGCTTCGTAGCCGGTGAGGCCCGCCGGCTCATCTCGCGGGCGATGCCGTTCCAGCACCAGCCACGCGACGTAGCGCAGCAGGTCCACTGTGCGGCCGTCGCCGATGCGAAACCCGGCCCGCGAGCGATGCCGGTGAAGCTGGCGCTCCGAGACCACTTCGCCGAGCGACGTGGAATTGAGCAGGCGCACCAGCTCGGTCGGCTTCAGTTTGCGCGGATCAATCGCCACGACCGGACATCTCCTGCACGAGCCACGCGGCGTAATGGACGAGATTCAGCGTTCCGTCGGCGTTGACGGGCGCGCCGGCGGCGATGTCGGCCTCCAGCAGTTCGACATCGACGCGCTGGCCGCCGGCGGCGCTGAGCATGCGGGCGGCGGCGGCGACGGGTAGCGCCTTGGGATCGAGGCCGGGGCGCGGCGGCGAGTTATCCGCGAGTTCGGACATTACGCCGACCTCGGCCGCAGCACTCGGACCTGCCCCGGAAATCTGCAAGAGAATCTCGACATTCTCGCGAATCCGCCTTGCTTTCGGGGCGAAATCAGGGACTCATGTGGTTGTACGCACGGCGCGTACGAAGCGGAGAAACGCAGATGAGCACGACGACGAAGAACGCGATGCGACGCCTGACGCCCGGAACGCAGGTGGTTTCCAAGACGGACGGCGAGCCGGGCCGGGTGGTCCGGGTCAGCACGTACCGCCGCAACGGGATCGACGCATGGTCGTACCTGATCGAGACCGCCTGCGGGCAAGAGATCTGGGACGCCAGCGACCTGTTCGTACCGGAGAAGGACTGAAACATGGCCACGCAACCGAACGGAGACAACGACATGACGACGAACGACGCGATCGATGCCGGCGACGTGCTCGACACGCTGATGATCAAAAAGGTGCAGCGCCGCACGAGCTGCGGCGGCGCGTGGGTGACCGGAACCATCGGCGGGCACCGCTTCGACGCGCTGGTCTTCCCGGATCCCGCGACCAACTGCGATTGGGAGGTCGGCGGCGACAGCCGCATCTCGAAGCTCTGGGTCCAGCGGATCAGCGACAAGGCCACGGTCTACAACTGGGATCGCGGAGCGGACATCGAACCGACCACCGAGTTGGCCGGCGTAATCGTCGACCTGCTGGCCGCCGGGCTGGCCGAGACCACCTTCAAAAACTAACCAACGGAGAGAGCGATGAACGGAACAGACCTGCAGACGATTCTTGAGGGCCTGCTCGAATCCCTGAGCGAGCAGCATGTATGCGACGACGACTGCCGCGCCGGCGGGTGCGACCGCGACGTTGCCGACGACTGGAAGGACGAGATTGACGGCGGCGGGGCGCTGGCCGATTGCCGCGTCACGACCTACGACGCGGGCGGATACCTCACGCGCGACGCGGGCTTGGTCGTGCAGCTCGCGGACGGCAGCGAGTTCCAGATCACCATCGTGCAGAGCCGCCACGCCGCCGCCGAGCGCAATTAGCGCCGAAACGCGGGCGCACCCCGCGTCGCCCGGGCGCTTGAGACCCGGGCCTGACGAGGCAACCAAAAGGAGATTGCCATGAAGAAGGGTACGAAGAAGAGCGCGAAGCAGGCCAAGGCCCCCAAGGCGACGAAGGCGGACGCGAAGCCGAAGGCCGAGCGCAAGCCCGCGACGGACGCCAAGCCGAAGCGCGTCAGCGCCCTCGACGCGGCGGCGCAGGTGCTGATGGCCAGCGGGCAGGCGATGCGCTCCGGCGAGATGATCGCCGCGATGGCTGAGCAGGGCCTCTGGTCCAGCCCCAACGGCAAGACGCCGGAGGCGACGCTCTACGCCGCGATCCTTCGCGAGATCACCGCGAAGGGGAAGGACGCCCGGTTCCGCAAGACGGAACGCGGGAAGTTCGAGTACGCCGGCTGAAGCGCCGCACATCACAATCCCTCCCCTGACGCCTCCGCGACGACGGGGGCGTCTCTTCGGCCTGAGAGTTTTTCCGCCTTTCGCCCCGTGAACTTCTCCCAGCGCTGCACGATCACGTCCGCGTACGGCGGGTCAAGCTCCATGAGGTACGCCCGCCGCCCCGTCTGTTCCGCCGCGATCAGCGTGCTGCCCGAGCCGCCGAAGAGATCCAGCACGTTCTCGCCCGGGCGCGACGAATACTGCATCGCGCGCACCGCGAGCTCGACCGGCTTCTCCGTCAGGTGGATCATGGATTGCGGGTTGACCTTCTTGATCGACCAGACATCGGTCGCGTTGTTCGGCCCGAGGAATACGTGCGCTGCGCCCTCGCGCCATCCATAGAAGCACCATTCGTGGTTGCCCATGAAGTCCTTGCGGGTGAGGACCGGATGTTCTTTGACCCAGATGACAGCCTGAGAGAAGTAGAGCTCGCAGGCCTTCAGCACGGGCGGATAGTTGCCGCAGTTCGCGTAGCCGCCCCAGATGTAGAAGCCGCGCCCGGGCAGCAGCACGCGCGCGATGTTCCCGAACCAGGCGGCGAGCATCTTGTCGAACGCCTCGTCGCTGACGAAGTCGTTCGCGAGCGGCCGATCCTTCGGGCGCATCTTCCGCGTCGTGCGTTTCGCCTTCTCGGGGTCGCGCGCGAGGTCGAAGCCCTGGTGGTGCTTCAGCGAATCGGGATTAGCGAATGAGCTGAGGCCGGCGGCGATCGCATTGTTGCTGCGCGGCTCGACCTTCACGTTGTACGGCGGGTCCGTGTTCACGAGGTGGATCGGCTGTCCGCCGAGCAGGCGATCCACATCCGCCGGCGAGCCGCTGTCGCCGCATAGCAACCGGTGATCGCCGAGAATCCACAGGTCGCTCGGCTGCGTAATCGCCTCGTCCGGGGGCGCGGGAACATAGTCGGGATCGGTCAGGCCTTCCTTTACGCCGTCGGCCGCATCGAACAGTTTCGCGAGATCGTCGGCGTCGAAACCGAGCAGCTCCCAGTCAATGCCGGCGTCGCGTAGCTCGGCAATCTCCAGCGGCAGCAGCTCCATGTTCCATTCGGCCAGTTCGTTCGTTTTGTTGTCGGCAATGCGGTACGCGCGAATCTGCTCCGGCGTCAGGTCGCGCGCCACATGAACGGGCACCTTGTCGAGGCCGAGCTTCTTCGCCGCCTTCCAGCGCGTATGCCCGCAGACGATGACGCCGTCGCCGTCCACGACGATCGGCTGGCGGAACCCGAACTGCCGGATCGACTGCGCAACCGCGTCTACGGCCGCATCGTTGTCGCGCGGGTTCTTGTCGTACGGCTTCACATCGGCCAGCGGCCGCGCCTCAATCTTCATCGATCGACCTCCGTGCTTGAGAAGGGCGTCCCGGACCCCGCGCCCGCGTTCGGCCCCACGCGGCCACAAACGCCGCCCGTCGCCAACGGGCCGCCGGGTGGTAGCTACGTCGCGAGCGGCGGCCCCGGGTCGCCCCGTTTGGCCCCAAACGCGCCACGTCGCGGCCCGGCGCGGGAAACCGGACAATCGAAACAAACTCTGTCGGGATTGGCGTGCGTTCCCGCGGACCCACCGGGGAAAGCTGGGCGGGGAAGTACCTATGGACCGCAGTGGACCGCGTACCAGCGCAGTTCGGCGCACTCGGACCACGCCACGCGGTTCGCCCGACCAGCGCGGACAGGCGCGAACAAGCGCGCTGGTTCCTACTGCACCATCCTGCGTGCGCGCACGCATGCGCCCGCGTAACTGCCTTTGATCGCGCTTGTTCGCGCTTGCGCGTGCGTAAGTCCTTGCTGCCAAAGAGCCGAGCGCAAGCGCGATGCGACCGACCGTCGCGCTGGTTGTCCGCTTGCTCGCGCAGGTAGCCGCTCTGCATGGTCATGCCTGCATCCCCTTTAGGCCGATCCCCTGATAGAAACGCACGCCGTTCGTACCGCAGCGCGTTAGCACGCCGGCCACTGCTGCCATCAGGTCGCGCCCGAATGTCTGTTTGGTGGTGACGTTGATGCGACCGTCAGCCTCGCACCATTGCTTCCAGGCCTGATACAGGTCGTCGATCCAGACGCGCAGGCCGCCGCCGACATCGCATCGTTCGCGGACGAACGCGCCGACCGGACTCGACAGATCCTCCATGTCGCGCAGCGCGTCCTCGACGCTCGAGGGCTGGACGAAGTGACCGCGCTGCTGGAGTTGCCGCCAGCCGTCGATCGACCAGTTCAGAATGCCGGGCAACTCGGTTAGCAGCCGATTAGTGAGGGTTTTGTCCTCGCGGCCGTAGAAGCTCTCGGTGAGACGCAACATCATGAACCTGCCGGATAGCGCACCCGATGCATCCGTCAGACGGGGCAATTCGTTCGTGAGAAACACGAACCGCGTCGGCAGCTTCATCGTCACGCTCGTCATGTGCTTGCGGTCGATCGTCAGCGAATCCTCGCCGGAGATGCACAGCAGCCGTTCAACGACGGTTTGGATGTTCTCGCCGGAGAAACGCGCATCGCTGACGATCGCGAGCGATTTGCCGATGAGTGGTTGAAGGCCGAAATTCCCGGCCAGACCTGACGTTGTAGGCCCGCACACGTTTCCGGCACCGACGAGACGGGTAAGCACGCGTGCGATGGTGCCCTTGCCGCTGCGCCGCGGTCCGACGATCAGCAACATCTTGTGCTGCGACGTGTCGCCCGTGAGGCAGTAGCCGAACCACTCCTGTAGCAAATCCCACGCTTGGAGATCGTCCTCGACGAGCTGACTCAAGAATGCCTGCCACTGCCTCGGTTCCGGCGCTTTCGGATCGTGGTCGTAATCGAGTCCGTTGACTGCGAAGAACGCGGGCGTTGGCGAGAGGTGTTGCATCGTCGGCAGATGCAGTAGCGAGGAGCGACACGGAACGATCTCCCGGGGATCGCGTCGGTCCGGTCGGCCGTCGAGCCAGCAGGGCGACGGCGTCGCCGCCGGTAAGTGCGTGTACGCCTTTACCGACTCCAGCGAGGTCTTGACGGTGTGCGGATTGGCCGGGAAATCCTCCGGCACCCACAGTTCGGTCTGCGGTTCGTACACCATGCGCACCGCCGCATGCAGCCACGGCAGGAGCCGGTTCCGCATGGCGTCGTCTTCCAGCTCGACGTAGCGGTTGTCGCGCCAGTGCATGAGCAGCCCGGCGTAATGCCGCAGCGTCATACCGTCGTCATGATGGTGGAACTTCCGCACGTAGGACTCGGCCGTCGGCAGCGTACGTTCCGTCGAAAGGATCAGTCGGCCGGTGGTCGGGTCGATCGTGCCGGGCGGCGGCTCGCCGGAGAGTGGCTCGCCGGGAGCGGCGTTGGAGGATCTCGGAACTTTCTTGCGCCGCTTCCTGGGCTCGTACTGCCCCGTCACCGCGTCGAGTGCCTTGGCGATCGTCATCTGGCCGTACGTCTGGTGTCCGTGCGATTCATCCCATTTGTCGCGCATGAGCGCCGAGCGCCGGAAGACGCGATCGATCTGACCGGGGTTCTTCGTATAAAACGCGAGGGTAAACACGAGGGACGAATCTGCTTCACTCTGCGAGTTGAATTGGCCGTCCCAGCGGCCTGCCCAGAGCGCCGTGAATTTCGCGCCCGACTTGCGGCTAGCGCAGGCGAGCCGAATGATCTCGTCGTCGTCAAGATCGACCTCGCCGTTACTCGACAGGCTGACCCGCGGCCCGGGAGATGCTGCGGGCTTGGCGAAAACTCGGGCGTACACGGCGTCGACCGCCGCCTGACAGTCCGCGATTTCTGCCGGCTTGTCCTCGAGCCGCTGCCCAGTCACGGTGAAGAACCGATCGCGGTCGTACATCTCGATCGCGCCGTCCTCGTACCCTGTTTTGCATCGAGGGCCGGGCTTCGAGGCGCGAACGAATACCTTCACACCTCCGCCGGATGGGCTGATCTCGGAGTAGCTATCGAGCTGATCGAGGAGCGCCTGCGCCCAGGGCTTGATTTGATTTGTCGTCGCATCGATGCATTTGTCCAGGTCGACGCCGGCGAACGCATCATCGCCGGCGAATACAAAGCCGACGCCTGCCAGCTCGGGACATGCGCGACACGCCGCGACGGCCTGGTCGAATGTGCTCCAGGTCGCCGGATCGGTGGAGGACGCGTTCCCACCCTTCGTGGAGCTGATCGGGCACTTTGTCTTCTTGCCATCGCGCACAACGTAGGTCCAGCAGACCCATTGGGAACGTTCGCGGAGGCACGCGGGCACGTTGCCCACGAGGCGCGCCACATCAAAGTTGATCACGGGCTCACTCATCGTTCCCTGTCGCGAGATGAATTCCGGCGATAACTCAGAGAGAAGACAATCAAATGCCCGCTTCCTCGAGCTCCCGCTGGGCGTCGTCGAGTTCACGGCCGTCCCGGTGGCCGGCGCAGTCATCTTGTTTGGAACGACGCCGTCGCCGCTGAAGGGGCGGTTCTACGGCGGCCGCAGCGTGAGCCGCCGCCTCGCAGAGGTCGAAGTACTTCGTGTCCGCCTCCGCCAAATGGCGGCCGAACTCCTCGAGCCACCCAAGCGTTGTGAAGATCTTTCCGCCGATACGCAGGTGCTGGAGTCGGACGCGCTGGCCGTCCCGAGCCCTTACGCCGCGCCGGCACCAGCGCCACAGGCAGTTGGTCGACGGCCGCCCCGGTGCGATCTTCGCCGCGTTCGTGAGTGTGATCAGATTCTCTGCGGGCAATTGTTCGTGCATCGAAACCTCCTACGCGCTGTGCGCGTTGCGTTCGATGCGCCAATTTGTACGGGCGGGATTTTGGTGCTAACTCGCTAACTGAGGTTAGCGGTCCGTTCGTGACTGTAAGTGCAGTCGCGGGACGCAACTGCGATTGCGCGGGGAATCCGCAAAAATTGTGGCAGTTGGAAATGAGCTAACTTCGTGCCTCTTAGAAGTCAGCTCGTCCGGACGATCTCATAACACGTGGACTCGCAGATCACGACAGATCCAGTCGCGAACCTCCGAATCGTCTGTTTCGCCGCCTCGAGTTCCTCGAGGGCCATATCACGTGAGTCCGAATAGCAAAGCATCGAAATCAGTGAGCTTCGAATACCCTCGCTAGAATGCTGCAGCGGGTTTTCCAGACGGCTGGTCACGACACAGGAGTCAACCTCAACGTTTCCTCCACGAAGCCCCGCGATGAATTGATGGACGTTGCGTACACGCCTCAGGAATTCCGGCGCAAATCGCTCCCAAAGTGTCGAAAACACGGAGCCGGGGTTGTCGAGTACCACATAGAGCGGCACCCCGATCGGCATCGCGTCGACAAGCTTCCGGACGGCGTCGAGTTCGAGAAGATAAACGACGTGTACCGCGAGCACCACATCGGCGCCTACGCACATGCCCGGAAGCGACTCCTCCAGGGATTGGTTCAGGGTTTCGATGTGGGCGACCGTAATGTCGTCGAGCCCTCTAATTGAGCGATCAGCGATCGCCAGCAACTCTTCGTCCGGATCAAGCAAGACAATATCGTGATGCGACGAATCAACGTGTGTGAGAACCTCCCGAAGAATGCGGCCATCGCCGCAACCGACATCGACAATTCTCACGCCGTTCCGACGCGGCCAGTGTCGTCTCGTAAGCAGCATTTCGGCGGTCTTTCTGTCTTCATCCGAAAGCTGCCGAAACAACTGCCAGGCGCGAATGTAGCCCGGCATTGGCCAGTTCTTTCGCAATTGCGTCATCGCTCGGACTCCCTCACTTCAACGAGAACGGGTTATATGACACATGATGGTCGAAGGGATCGACACCTTCGACCTTCTTGAGCGCTCCGACTATGAGATATGTCAGCGGCGTCGCGATCACCTCATACGCGGTCTTGAGCAGAAACCCTGACACTATCAGGGCCATGATCTCTGTCCAGGAGAAGATGAATGCCCACGCAGCCACGTTGAAAATGATCGAATCAATTCCTTCCCCGACAATCGTCGAACCGATCGTTCGCATCCATAGATAGCGCCCACCGGTTTTCAACTTCATCCATGACATTACGACCGAATTGGCGAATGAACCGACGATGTACGCGGCGAACGAAGCACACGCAATGCGCGGCGCAAAGCCGAGGGTCGATGAAAAGCCCTCTTGATTGGTCCAAAAGCCCGCGGGCGGAAGTTGGACGGCAATCCCATACATCACTGACATGAGTGCGAGACAGGCAAAACCAAACCAGATAATCCGACGCGTCTTCGCGTAACCGTAAACTTCTGTGAGCACGTCACCAAACACATACGCGATCGGAAAGCAGATGATGCCGGCTGCGATGTCGAACGGACCGATTGTGATGACTTTTACCGCGATCGTGTTCGAGATAAGCAGAACCGCGACGAACAGCATCGCCACGGCATCCAAGCATCGGAACCCTGGAGGTCTCGCGTTCATGATCATGACTCCGCATGTTTGGCAGTGAGGTAATCGGCGTAGCGAATCCGCTTTCGCCGAAACGGTTTCTGTCCGGTGCAGATCTTCAGGTACACGTCATCTCTCCATCGCTCGAGCGCTTGCGGTGGGATTCGAGCGACACTCACGCGCTGTTCGCCGTGGTAGTAAAGAAGAAAGCCTGTGCGACCTTCACTCTCGGGATCGAACACAACGCACGGGAACACACAGAGAAAGGCGGGCTGAAGTTCATAGACTTCCAAATATCCTGCGGCCTCCACCTTCGCGAGGCGGTCCTGGACCTCCGCCGCCGGCTGGGCGAGCGCGTCGATGAGGAATCGCTCCAGTTTCTTCCAGAAGTCGATGCCGAATGACTTGTCCGGAAAGTGGAAGAAGTACCTCGCCATTGGTCGCAGTTCGCCCCCTTTGATCGGCGAGACGAGATCAAGGTTGCTGACGAGTTGGCGGCGCAGTCGATCAGCTTTCGGCGAGAGTGTCGCTTCCGCAGGCGTGTAGGTGACGATGAAGTGAACCTGCGCCTGTTCCGAGGCGGACTCAAGCGCGTCGAACTCCTCTGCGTCATCGAGGGGGGCGTGTCGACTACGCCTGGACTTCTCCAAGGCAGTGAAACCCAAGTCGAGTTCGTGGAGAATTCGCGTGACTTGGTTCTGGTCTGAAAGACGCTCTTGCACCGCGCCTTCAATCGCGGATCGCAAGTTCGGCGACATCGGCCTCTTCGTACGAAGAACCTGATTAATGAATGCGCGCACGGTATCCGTCTGCTTGTCGGAGCGGTCGAATCCAGTGCCCGGAACATTTTTGACCGCAAGCGCCAGATCAACTTGAGAGTCAAAAAGGGGCCGACCGTCGGCACGCAGCGGCTCCTGAAATAGAAGGCGCTCCAAATCCAAGGGCGGTACTCCGCAGGCGGCTTCACGAAAGCTGTAAGCTCTGTTTGATTCTATCGCTTTCAGGCCGGCCAAGCTAGTCCGCCTGCGGCATGGTCGGAGATTTATGTCCGATAATACTGCAACACATGCAGGGCTTGCAAGCGCATGATGCTTGTGCTATGCTTGTGATAGCTCAGATAGCTAACGCCGCTACCTATGGCGGTTTTCCTCGCCACAAGACAAGTGCGGCGCAAAGCGGCTCGAGCCGGAGGTGTGCGCCATGTTCGACTCTCCAAGCGAAATCGAAAAGCAGCCAAAGGCTCACGAAAACGCGCAACAGGGATCGGTCGAAGCCCACGAGCCCGAACGGCCATGCCTCCCACAGCGGCAGGAGAACGACGCATACGACGAACTCCTCCTGATGATATGGGACACGGAAAGTCCGGCTGCGCGATAGATCGAGTCACCCGATTCGCCGCATGATCTCGATCACCTTGTCTTTGTCGCGTTCCGCGTACACCGCGTCGGTGACCACGGCGCTCGCGTGCCCCAACGCAAGTTGGGCAGCCTCAAGCCCGAACTCGCGGCGGATCTGCGTACCAGCGCTATGGCGAAGCTGGTGCGGATGGAATCGGTGCTCGCGTCGCCATGATGTTAGCTCTGCCCGCTTCCGGTTCTTCTTCAACCGGGCGATCCACTGGTCCACCGTCTCGTCGTCGGTCCGCGCGAGGGGCGGAGGCGGCGGGTACGCCTTGTTGCAGGCGTACTCGATTGCCCGTCGGTAGCTGTCGGTCGTGTAGTGCTCGCCCGGTACCTTTGCCGGCACCTCCTCGACGTTCGTCCCCGGCCGGTTTCCGCAGGAGAGAGGCGTCTTTCGTTCTGCGTGGCGAACGGCACGGCGATCCGCGTCCGCCTCTGCCGGGCTGAACAGGTAGTCCGGCGTCGCCCGCCCCTGCATGAACGGGCGAAGAATGTCCTGCGCCCGCGGCCCGAAGTAGATCACCCGTTCGTGTTCGCGGTGGGCGTTCTTGTGCTTGTTCGGCCGGTATGTCCAGACGGCGGTCTTCTCATCGACCTCGACGTCACAAACGCGCAGCTCGACCAATTCGCCGGCACGAGCCCCGGTCAGCAACTGGAGCTCGACGAGCGCCCGCACCGGTTTGCTCAGCAGCGGCATGACCGCATCCAACATGTCCGGCGGGACTGGTCCGACCTTCGGGTTTTCGCGCGCGTCTGAGCGCCCACGCTTCAGCGGCTCCAGCGTACAGAGCGCCTGATGAGCCGCCGCCGGCACCATCTCGTGCGCGACGGCCCACTTGAAGATGCGTCGAATGCGCTGCACCTGCTGGTTGATGTACTTCCGCGCCCACGGCTTTCGCGGCGGGTCCTCCGTCGCATCGCCGCGAATCATCTGCTCGCGGAGCATTCGCAGTTTCTTCGGCCCGAAATCGACCGCTGGCGTGCGGCCGTACAACTTCTTCATCAACCGCATGGCGGCGAGAAACGAGCGGAACTCACCATCGTCGTAGTGGCGCTTGGCGAAGCGATAGAAGTCGCGGAGCAGAACGATAAGCGCAAGCTGCTCGGGCTTCTCCGTCCGCGCCGGTTCGACGGGCGGACGCGGCAGGCGGCGTTCGTTGGCCTCCCACTCGGCGATGATCCGGTGGTACTGCTCGCGGCTCTCGGGCGTGCCGTGCTGGCCCAGCCAGTAATCGCGGCGTTTTTTGGTGACTGAATCGGTGAGGGTGACGATCGCCTGAGTGCGACCCTCGCGTTGTCGATACGACGGCGTCTTCGGCAT